ACGGCACTTTCCAATTCTTTCAAGCGGTGTTCGTTGACGCACTCGTGTTCACATCCCATCGCTGTTCCTTTCCATCACTCCCATTTTTTAAGATATTGCTTCTACCCACCTAATTTGAAGCACCCCTGCGATACGTGGGAGGATTGACGTATCACGCACACACCATCTTAGAATCCGATAAATGGAAAAACACCATGATTCACATAGATTTCAGTTTCAGAATTCCAATTTCTATTTACAGAAGATTCGGAATGTGATCCTTGAAACTCAGCTCCCTGTTTCACCAGAAAGAAGAGAGCCAAATCAAATATGCAATCATAGCAGTTTTCCATATCGGAATTTATTTTCTCATCACTGTAAGACGAAGGATAATTCCTTTTCTTCTTAAATGAACGAATAGCCCTCTCTGCTGAAAGAGGAATCATCCTCGCTGTTTCTGCATCATCTTCAAGATAATTTGTCAAATCCTCTATAAGCTGTTCGTCCATTTAATCACCTTACCTTTGCTGAGATAAAATCTCTGATATTATTCCAGCCTTATTAGTTGCTGTTAGGGCATAGCCGTTGTCACTTGCAAGTTGTCTTAACTGAGATACAGTCATATTAGACAACTCGCTTTCTGTATACTTGTGCGTTGATGTATCATTCACACTTGCTACAGATGGTGACTGGCTGTTTTCATCGAGACTATGCCCGGTTATTCCCCCGCTTTGGTACCGATCACGATACCACCGTTTGCTTTTGGTACAACAGGGACGAACATACCGGATGCTTTTGTCCATACTGCAACTGGGTCTGGTGTAGCCCACATGGAAAGAGTAACAAAGGAACGATTCTCTTCCTGTATAAACTGTCTGTATTCAAGCTCTTCTGGTGTCACACCCCAGAGGCCAACACCGAAAGAACCGTTAGCATCTGCTTCATACAGAGTAAATACATCCTCTTTAAGGTATCTGGCTGTTTTCAGGGTTCCATCTGCTTTTCTGAAATTAAAGTTCTCATCACAACGATCAATTGTGATTCCATATTCCTGCATAAGCAGATTTACAAGTTCCTGCTTTGTGAGAAGCCTTTTATTTGTAGTACCCAGAACAGCTGTCTGCATTGCAGTGTTGTTCCGCATGTAGTTAATCATTTTAAGAGAAGTAACAGCTTTGTTTACTACATAGCCATTGCCTTCTGCTACAGCTACCATTTTCTGGATATCGCCCATGATATCTGCATCTGGCTTAGACCAATCAGTAAGCGTTACTTTTGCACTTGCTGGAACGCCATAGTCAATTCCCATGTCAACATGGTTCTCTTTGATTGTTACAGCACCAGTGGAAAGGAACTGTCCTTTCATAACATTTGCTCTTGTAACAACGCCCTCGAACAGTCTGGCTGCATCATCAAATACAAAGTTTTTCAGCGCTTCATTATCCGGCACACCATTTTCAATTGCCTGCCGTAAGTTTTCGGACTGATTGATTTTTCTCTTAATGAAGAGTTTTTCAGTCAGGACTTTTTCAAATCCAGGTCTTGTGCCGATTTCTG